AATAATTTCAAAAGAAGATATAAATGAAATTGTAGATGAAATGGAATCTTTAATATTGGGAGAAATGGCAAAGCAGGATTTAGATGCAGTTGAAAAATATGCAGATAATCAACTAAGCCCAGAAGATATTGAATTGGGTAAAGAAACAGACCATTTTTTCCAAAGATTAAATGACCCTAGAAATGGAAAACCAATTTCAGCACCAGAACTAACTGGATTTTTCAAAAGATTGGCAAGAAATAAAAAGAAATTTATAGAGTTTATAAAACAATATAAAGAATTTGTTGTTAATGATACAAAAACAAACATAAACATAGCGTTTATGAAAGTTGCAAATAAGTTGATTGCAAAAACGGTAATGAGAAAAGTCGATTTTAAATCAACAAGTCCAATATTCAAAACCGAAACAATAGATGAAATGGGATTGGGTGGAGGAGCCGGTGTAGGTTTAAGTTTACCAGGTGGATATATCAATGGTGCACCAAAAGCTGATGATGTTAAGAAAGTTAGTAAAAAACTTAACAATAAAGGAATGAGTGGATATGAGGAGATTGATGAGATAGCAGTTCAAATTGATAATATTCCTGGTGGGTTAGCAAAAGGTATGACATTAAATGATATAGCTAAGCATCATAATATAAGTCCACAAACATTAAAGAATGAATTTATAAAGGGATATGCGATAGAAAGAGAACACACTACTGATGTTGATATAGCAAAAGAAATTGCATTAGACCATCTCTACGAAGACCCGAATTATTATAATAAACTTTCTAAAATAGAAATACCATATAACGAAGCATTTACAAAAGGACAATTGTTTGCTGGTAAAATGAAGGTGGGTGGAAGGCCTGTAAATGTAGAAGTTGAATTGGTAGGTTCTGATAATAAAACAAATCAATTCATAACTAAAATTATATATGTTGATAAAGGATATGAAAGACAGTTACCAATAGGTTCTAAGTTACCGATACCTGCTAGAATATTTAGAACACCTGGTGGAGGTTGGAGAAAAATTAAAACACCATCTGCATTTGAAAATGTAAACGAAGCAACTTCATCGGAAATCATAAAAGATTTGGATAAAGTAAAAACTGATTTACTAAAAAAGGTAGATGTATTAATTGCAAAAAAGAAAAAACTTTATTCTAATGTTGATATTGAATCTCCAATGAGTGCAGATGAAAAGAAGTTGGATAAAGATATTGCAGATATATTTTCACAAATAAATCAATTAGTTCTTCAGAAAAGAAGTTTAAAAAAAGAATCAATAAACGAATCACTATTATTGGAAGGTGGGGCTTATGGCCATATGAACCATCCATTTGATATTGAAATGAACCTTACATTTGGTGATTTAAAACAAATTGTAACAAAGGCTCTTAATGGTGATTTAGATTTAGCAAGAGAAAAGACTGATGGACAAGCATTGGCAATTAGTTGGGTAAATGGAAGATTGGTTGCTGCAAGAAATAAATCACATACAAAAAATAAAGGTGAAGGTGCAATGACTATTGGACAAGTTGCGCAACAATTTGCTGGTAGGGGTGCATTAACTGATGCATATACATTTGCTATGAATGACCTTTCCAAAGCAATATCAGCATTATCAGAACCACAACGTAAAAAGATATTTAAAGATGGTGCGTGTTTTATGAATTTAGAAGTAATATACCCACAAAATGCAAATGTAATTCCATACGGACAACCATTATTAGTATTTCACGGAACTTTTGAATATAACAAAGAGGGAGAAATTATTGGAGAAAATCAATCCGCAGCATCTATATTAGCTGGAATGATTAAACAAGTTAATAAGCATGTACAAGATACATACACAATACAAGGACCTCCAATGCAGTCATTACCAAAATCAGAAAGTCTTTCCAAATTACAAGGAAAATATATATCGATGATTAATAGGCTTCAAAAAGAATTTAATTTATCGGATAGTGATGGTGTGGCTGATTATCATCAAGCTTGGTGGACGGATTTTGTTGAAAAAGGTGCAAAAAAATTAGATATTGGTTCAAAGATAGGATTAGTTAAAAGATGGGCGTTTGGTGATAAATCAATGCGTATAAATCAAATACAAGATGATAAAATAAAAGCTTGGGCAGATAAAACTGATAAACAAGACCAACAAAAGATTATGAAAAATAATATTATGAAATTTGAAGAAATCTTTTTAGGAGTTGGTGCAGATGTATTAGAATTTATGGAGTCAGTATTAACCGCAAACCCATCAGATGCAACAAAACAATTAAGAAACGAATTAGGAAATGCTATCAAACAAATAAAAGCATCTGGAAACCCACAAAAAATAGATAAACTTAAAATTGAATTACAAAGGTTAAATACATTGGGTGGTTTTGATAAAATTGTTCCAAACGAAGGTATCGTTTTTGTTTATGGGGGTAATACCTATAAATTAACCGGAGCATTTGCACCATTAAACCAAATTTTAGGTATTTTTAAATACGGAAGATAATCGTTTTATTTAATTTGATATACTTATATATACAAATATATCAAACGTAATATGGCAAGAGAATTTAATAAAAAATTTATGCATCCAACTCGTAGGAAGTTGGTTGATATGGTAATGCATGGTGCTGAATATGAAAAGGATTCATTTATTTCATTTTCTGGTGCAGATAAAGAAATTGTAAAACGTAAAGTTGGTGAAAAATGGACTGATGAAAATGGTAGGTCTTGGGAACAAACCGAAGGTGGTAGAATAGAATTTTCAGAATTAGGTGATATAATGGCCGAAACAAGAGCTTACTTAGATAAGTTAAATACTTGTAAATCTGATAATTGTAAAACAATCAAAATAGGTAGGGTTGATAAAAAAATGATATCTAAAACTGGATATTGTTTACACTGTCTTACTATAAGAGAAGCTGAAATAAAATATGATGGCTTGTGGGAAGCATATGAAGATTATAAAATATTTTCTAATATGATTGCGTATGGTAACGATGTGGTGGCTCAATTCAAACAAGCATACAACGATGCTAAACAAACATACGAAGTAGTCCAAGAAGATGGCAAGATTGAAACTTGGAATATGGAAAGAGATGTGGAAGAACTTAAAGCAGAAATCCTTTTGGAAATTGTTAAGTTCGAAGGTGAAATTGAACAGGCTACTAAATTAAGAAATGCTGCTTACGAAAAATTAAAAGATAAAAATTACGATTTAGTAAGACCTCTTAACGATTAATATGAGCACAGGCATAACACAAAAAAAGTCCTTAAAGGAAATAATATCCGATGAATACAAAAAGTGTGCGGTAGACCCGATTCACTTTATGAAAAAGTATTGTATGATTCAGCATCCGGTAAGAGGTAAGATACCTTTTCAACTTTTCCCATTTCAGGAAAAAACTCTAACTGAATTTGCTGCTAATCGTTTTAATATAGTGTTAAAATCCAGACAAACTGGTATTTCTACTCTTTGTGCCGGCTTTGCACTTTGGAAAATGCTATTTAATAGTGATTTTAACGTATTGGTTATTGCAACAAAACAAGATGTAGCAAAAAACTTAGTAACCAAAGTAAGGGTAATGCATGAATTATTACCTAGTTGGTTAAAAGGTGGTTCTTTAGAAGATAACAAACTTTCCCTTCGTTTAAATAATGGTTCTCAAATTAAAGCAATTGCATCTTCTCCTGATGCGGGACGTTCTGAAGCATTATCACTTCTAATATTTGATGAGGCCGCTTTCATTGATGATATTGATGAGATTTGGGTGGCAGCACAATCTACTCTTTCAACGGGTGGTGCGTGTGTTGCGTTATCTACTCCAAATGGTGTGGGTAACTGGTTTCATAAAACTTGGATAGGAGCAGAAGATGGTACAAATCCATTTAGTACAATTAAATTACATTGGACAGTTCATCCTGAAAGAGACCAAAAATGGAGAGATGAACAAGAGAAATTATTAGGAGTAAAAAAAGCAGCACAAGAATGTGATTGTGATTTCGTATCTTCGGGTGATACTGTTATTGATCCTGAACTTCTTATGTTTTATAAAGAAACATATTGTAAGGACCCAATTGAAAAGACTGGATTCGATGGAAACCTTTGGAGATGGGAATATCCATCGGCAAATGGTTCGTATATGGTTGTAGCGGACGTTGCCAGAGGTGATGGTAGTGACTATTCTGCGTGTCATGTAATAGATGTAACTAATGCAACGCAAGTGGCAGAATATAGAGGTAAAGTTGATACAAAAGATTTTGGAAATTTCTTAGTCAATCTTTCAACCGAATATAATGATGCATTACTTGTGGTAGAGAACTCAAACATTGGTTGGGCGTGTATCCAACAATGTATAGATAGAGATTATAAAAACTTATTCTATATGAGTAAGGATTTAAAATATGTAGATGTTGAACATCAGATGAAAAACAAATACAGAGCAGATGAAAAACAAATGGTAGCGGGATTTTCGACAACATCTAAAACCCGTCCACTTATTATTTCTAAATTGGATGAATATTTTAGAGAGAAATCAGTAATCATTCGTTCCAATCGTTTAATAGATGAGTTATTTACTTTTATATTTATGAATGGTAGAGCTGAAGCTATGAAAAGTTATAATGATGACTTAACAATGGCACTATGTATTGGGTTGTGGGTTAGAGATACTGCACTTCGTTTAAGACAAGAAGGAATAGACCTTACTAAAAGAACTTTAGGTGGTATAAGTTCTAATCAACAATACGAAGGAGTATATGGAGGAAACAATATGGATGATAACCCTTGGAAAATGAAAATTGGAGATGATATTGAAGACTTAACACAATGGTTGTAAAAAATGTAGTGTTTTGATAATTTACGATATTTATGATATATGTCAAAATAAAATAAAATGATTAAACTTACAAATATCTTAAATGAAGATGAATATGTAGATAATGCATATTCTTTGGGTGATACTCCACAAGACAATCCAATTGATGATTATGATGAATTGGATGTTGAGCAAGAAGATATGGATGATTTCATAAACTTCTTAAAAGGGTATTCAACACAATTGGAAGAAGCAAATTGTAATTGTGTATATGAAGCCGAATATCAGGGTAGAGATGTTAAGTTAGGTAAACCAACACAAGGTGATGTTAAGAAGTTTAAAGTTTATGTTAAAAACCCAAAAACAGGAAAGATAATTAAAGTAAACTTTGGACAAAAGGGGATGAACATTAAAAAAAATAACCCAGGAAAGAGAGCAAACTTTAGAGCAAGACACAATTGTGATAATCCAGGTCCTAGAACAAAAGCAAGATATTGGTCTTGTAGAAAATGGTAAAATAAATTATGGCAGAACAAGAATTAGATGATAGAAGTTTCTTTGGTAGGTTAAAGAAATTATTTTCAACAAAAGCAATTGTAACCGTTGATAAAGATGGTAATCGTAAAGTTGTCGATACTGAAGAACGTCAATCAAGCACAAACTTTGTAAATCTTAAAGATAGATATACTAAGTTACAAAGGTCTTATTATGAAAATAATCAAGGAGCTCAATCAATGGCATATCATCAAGTTCGTAGAGAACTTTTTAGAGATTACGATGCTATGGATTCAGACCCAATCATTGGTTCAGCGCTTGATATATACGCAGATGAATCTACAACTAAAAATGAATATGGTGATGTTCTTCAAATTAAATCTACAAATGAAAATGTAAAAGATATGTTACATAATTTATTCTATGATATAATGAACATAGAATTTAATTTGTGGCCTTGGATTAGAAATTTAGTAAAATACGGTGATGCTTTCTTAGCATTAGAAATTATGCCTGGTAAAGGTATTGTTAATGTTGCTCCACATTCAATCTATAATGTAGAAAGATTAGAAGGTAGTGACCCTAATAATCCAGATTATGTAAAGTATAAGGTTGAAATGGACCGTTTTGGTAAAAAAGAATATGAGCAATATGAAATGGCTCACTTTAGAATGTTATCTGATACAAACTTTCTACCATATGGTAAATCAATGGTAGAGGGAGCTAGAAGAATTTGGAAGCAATTATCGTTAATGGAAGATGCGATGTTAATCCATCGTATTATGAGAGCACCTGAAAAGAGAGTATTTAAAATTGATATAGGTAATATTCCACCACAAGAAGTAGATAACTATATGCAGAAGATTATTAATAAAATGAAAAAAACTCCATTTGTTAATAAAGATACCGGTGATTATAACTTAAAATACAACATACAAAACCTTACTGAAGATTTTTTCCTACCTGTACGTGGTAGTGATAGTGGAACAACTATTGATAACTTACAAGGTTTAGAATACGCAGCTATTGAAGATATTGATTACTTAAAGAATAAATTATTTGCAGCATTAAGAGTACCAAAGGCTTACTTATCATATGATGAGAACGTTAATGGTAAAGCTACTTTGGCGGCAGAAGATGTTCGTTTTGCAAGAACTATTGAAAGAATTCAAAGAACAGTTGTTAGTGAATTAACTAAAATAGCAATTGTACATTTAGCAGCTCAAGGTATTGATGATTCCGAAATGACTAATTTTGAATTAACTTTAACTAATGCATCTACAATCTATGAGCAAGAGAAGGTTAATTTGTGGTCTGAAAAAGTAAGATTGGCATCCGATGTAAAAGCACTTAATATGTTATCTTCGGATTGGGCTTATCACAATGTATTCGGATTATCAGAAGATGAGGTGAATATTGAAAGAGCTAAAGTAGTTTTAGACCTTAAAGATAGATTTAGATATAATTCAATTGAACAACAAGGACAAGACCCAGCAAATCCACCAGAACAACAAAATGTGGAAGAAGAAATCAGTAAATTAAAAACTGAAATTGAATTAAACAGAGGAATTGGTAGACCTAGAGAAGGTAATACATATGGTAAAGATAAACATCCATATGGTAGAGACCCATTAGGTAATAAAGAAAATGAGAAAGAGAGAAAAAGAGAGGATAGAGTATTAAATACAAACGCTAAGAAGCTAGCAAGGGAATATATAAATGGAATTTCATCAAAAAAACAAGTTTTAATTGAAAAAGCGGGTATGCTTGATGAAAAAAATCTATTAGATGATACTAAAATTTAATAAAGAAAAATTTGTTTATATTTATATGTGTTAGTTTATAGGGTAGAATAAATATAGGGTAAGTAAATGAAAAAAATAAAACATTCCAAATTTAAGAATACTGGAGTGTTATTTGAATTATTAGTAAGACAAATAACATTAGAAGTACTTAATGGCGACAAAACTGAAAATGCAAAGAATATCTTAAGAGAATTCTTTTCTCCAAATACGGAGTTAAATAGAGAATTACGTCTTTATGATATATTGTTAAAAGAAAAGTATAGTTCTGAAACAAAAGCCGATAGATTGGTAGAAACCGTATGTGATGCGCATAATAAACTAAACCACGTTGCACTTTCTAAAGAAAAATTCAATCTTATTAAAGAAATTTCAGAAAAATTTGAAATTGAACAATTTTTAGCATCTCCTATTTCTAATTATAAAACATTAGCATCTATATATAAAGTATTTGAATCTAAAAGAGTAGATGGATATGATATTAAAGATATATTTAATTCAAAGATTACCCTAATCGAAAACATTACATCAAAGCCCGCTCAAAAAACCCAACCAACTGATGAAAAAAGGTTGATTGAAACTTATAAACAACAAGATAAAGACCTTAGATTACTTACCTATAAGATTCTAGTAGAAACTTTTAATAAAAAATATACAAACTTAGATGATTCTCAAAAGAATTTGTTGAAAGAGTATATAAATAACATTTCAAATACTACTAAATTTATAGATTATGTTGGAAAAGAATTACCAAACATAATTGCAGAATTAAATATTATTAAATCAAAACTAAAAGATAGAGTTACACAGATTAAATTATCAGAAACTATTTCTCTTTTAGAAAAAATGAAAATTGGAAAAACTGTATCTGATTCTCAAGTTTCATCTATTATGCTTTCTTATGAGCTAATTAAAGAACTTAAATCTAAAGTAAAATAATGGAAGCAAGATTAAAAGAAGCAATTCGTAAATACGTTAGAGAAAGAAACATTCAAAAAACTTTGGATGAAATGTCTGTAACAGCTAATGTTGCTGGATATGATACTCCAAACGCATTTTCAAAACCAGGACAAACTGCTAAGAAAAACAAAAGATTGGCAAATATAACCGGTGGTGAAGTTGTTGATGATTTAGAGGAAGTAAAGATATTAAATCTAAAGCAAGAAAAAGAAAAACCAACAGCAGCTAAAAAAGAACCAGGTGCGGAAATTGCAGTTATTAGTGGTATGGAATTAGCGGAAAAAAATTTACATTTAGCTGAAAATCGTTGGGTAGCATTAAAAAAAGAAGATGGTTCTGCAAAATCTAAAATAGGTAAAGGTATAACATCTATCAAACAACAATTGGGTGAAGTTGAAAAATTTGTTAATTGGTATTCAAAGTTAAAGACTGAGAATGGTGTTACTAAAGATGATTACTATAAAAGAACACATAAAAGTTTACATAAAATCAAAGAAAGGTTAATGAATCTTTCAGAAAAAATTAGAAATTTATAATATGCCAGCAGTATCAAAAGCACAACAACGATTTATGGGTATGGTTCATGCAGCTCAAAAGGGTGATATGGAAAACCCATCACCTGAAGTACAAAAAGCAGCAGATTCAATATCCGATAAAGATGCTAAAGATTATGCATCAACATCACATAAAGGTTTACCAAATAAAAAAGAAAATATGATAACTAGAAATAGATTAAAGGAAATCGTTAAAGAAGTAATGGTAGAAGAAGCAGAATACCAAGCGTTTTTTGCAAAAGCATTAGAAAAAGCTGGAAAGGGCATCAATGATATGAGTGATGATGAAAAGAAATCATTCTTTAATAAAATTGATTCCGCTTGGAATGGTAAAGGTGAAAAGAATGAAGAACTAACTGGTAATCAACATAAATTAGATGTTGATAAAGATGGTGATATTGGAAGTGATGATTTAGCAGATTTAAGAGCTGGTAAAAAAGTAGATGAAGCAACTACCTCATCTGCTCCGGGTGAGTGGGTAGCATACTTATCAATGACAAGAGGTAAAAAATTATTAAAAACTTTTGACACTGCTAGAGGTGCAAAACAATTTTTAAGTAAAAATGTGGATAAATTATTAGGTGGTGCTAATGTTGAGAGTGTGGGTATAATGACTAAAAAGCAATGGGATGAGAGAGAAGCCAAATACGCAATAGAATCAGTAAACGAAGATATTGCAACCGAATTACCAAAAGCAACAATACCATCTGCTGTTAAACAAAAAATGGATATAGCTATTGATAAAATCAAAGATGCAAAACTTAGTAATGTTCAAAAATTACAATTAGTAGCACAAGTGGTTGATAGTTTAGGTATTGATAAATCTCAATTAGGTACAATGGCTTCTAAAATTAGAAGTAAAATGGAATCAGTAAACGAAACAACAAGTGGTAAGGAAATAGAAACTTTAGAAAAACAACATCAGATGTTAGCAGCTAAAGGTTCTGCAATTATGGATAAACAAAGACAATTGATAAGGACTACGCTTGGTGGTAAATTTGAATTTCCGTGGGAAAATTATGATAAATGGCCAAATGAACTTAAAATGAAAGTTGCCAAACTTGATATGGAATTTGAAAAAAATAATGTAGAAGTTCAGAAGGCTTTTGAAAAACTTATGAAGGCAAAGGGTACTTGGAGATAACTTTTGTTAGTAAAATACAAAATTAAAAAGATAAGAATATAAAATGAAATCACTCTTAATAGAAACAAACCTATTCGAAGGTAAGGTACGAGAAGATGAAGGTGGAAGAACCCTTGTTAAAGGTGTTTTGCAAAGAGCTGGTGCCGAGAATCAAAATGGTAGAGTTTATCCAAAACCTATATTAGAAAGAGAAGCTAAGAAATACGAAACGTTTATTAAGGAACGTAGAGCATTAGGTGAATTAGACCATCCGGATTCTACTGTAATTAACTTAAAAAATGTTTCACACAACATTAGAGAAATATGGTGGGAAGGTGATGATTTATGTGGAACTGTTGAAGTTCTATCTACTCCATCTGGTAATATCCTTAAGGAATTATTGAAAGCCGGTATCCTATTGGGTATCTCATCAAGAGGTATGGGTTCAACTAAACCTTTGAGTGGAAATAAGGTTGAAGTATCCGAAGATTTTGAATTGATTGGTTGGGATTTTGTATCCAATCCATCTACACATGGTGCATTTATGGTACCTGTAAACGAATCTGTTAATAGAGGTTTACAACAAATAGGAACTGATGTTTGTGGTGAGTACTGCAAAGCACAGGATTTAATGAGAGAAATAATAACTGAAATAGCATAATAATGGCAAAGAACTTTGATATATACGATTTCGTACACAACAATAAGATAACTTTAAAAGTTGATGGTAATAAAGGAACTACTGTAGCGAAAGCATACAATGATATCCGTAAAACTAACTTGAAAGAAGTAAAAATAGTAAATGGTAAATTCAGTTTAGCTGAAAACTTAGAAGATAGAAAACTATCAAACGAAGTTAAAAAACACTTCTTAGAAATAATTTCTACTTACAACACTTTTCAAGACCAAATGAAAAGAAAATCAGATATGAGTGAGGTAGCTGATACATTAGGTGCTATTGTTGAGGCTGCAAAAGAAATGACATTAAGAGAAAGTGGTGATTGGTTCGATAATGTGACCGTAAAAAGAAATATGCAAGAATTGGATAAATTGGGTAAATCATTTGATAAGTTTGCTGTTGAAGCAAAACAAATGGATGAGAGATTGCATTCTTTATATGAAGATATGGGACACATCTTAAATCGTTATTATGAGATTGCAGATATCAGTACCGATACAATGCACGAAAGATTAGGTAATAAAAAGAAATAATTATGATTAGTTTAGGTGGATTAGTATCACAAAAAGCATTTGGTAAATTTGAAATGGGTAAAGTAGTTTCTAATCCATTTGCAAACGCATTCATTAAAGAAGGTGATGGTGAAGACCACGAAGTTTCTATGGCAAATAATTCAATAGATACCATTATTAAAATGGCAACTGAATTAAAAGCTAAAATGGGTGAGGATGAAAAACAAATCCCAGCTTGGATTCAAGACCATATAGCTAAAGCAGAAAACTTAATTTCACAAGCATCTGGAAATTATCACGAATATGGAGATTCAAACGAAAATATTAACGAAGCACCTAAAAAATTAAAACATACTATTAGTAAAAAAGAATGGTCTAAAATTCCTAAATATAATAAACATATTGGAATGGATGGTGTTCATTATATTATGAAATATGATGATAAACTTGGAACATATTTACAAGGTGTAGAAATAGTAGATGAATCAATAAAAGAAGCATCACCTTGTTGGAAAGGATATAAGCAAGTTGGTATGAAAGATAAAGGTGGTAGACAAGTTCCAAATTGTGTACCTGAAGGAAAGGTGAATGAAGCTAGTAGAGTACCAAAAATGTATGTAAAATATATGGCGGTACAAAAGAAAGTTAATGAATTAGAAGCAGCACAAAAAGCAATGGCTACTAAGTATTTTGCAGAAAAGGAATTAAATAAAAAAGCAAAGATGCTGCAAGATTTGAAAAAAGGTACTGAACAATTAGCATCATATAGAAGAAACTTAGCTGCAATTGAAGATAAGTACATTACTGGATTATACGCTGATGCGGAGTATGAGGGTGAATAAAAAATAAAAAAAGTAAAATATTTTTTGATAAAAGCTTGGATTTTCCAAGCTTTTTTCGTATGTTTATAGAGTAATGAGAGAGACACTAAAACCCCATCTGATATGGAATCCCCCTCCGAAAAAATTTTAA